TTACCCATTGGCGCGGCTTAAGAGTTTATTTTTGAACTCACAATGGTCACGATATAACCATCTTGCTCGCCCGTGGATAACTTTGGCTTTAGGCAGGTCTCCGGACTTAATCCGGTCATAGATGAAGGTTTTACCGAAGCCAGTATCGGCCATGATGAATTTCAAATCAACCAGTGAATCAGGTTGTAGTTCGTGTTGCATGAGTGCTATCTCCGAATAGGGAATCGAACCTGCAAATCAGGCAATAAAAAACCGCCATCAGGCGGCTTGGTGTTCTTTCAGTTCTTCAATTCGAATATTGGTTATGTCTGCATGTGCTATCTGCGCCCATATCATCCAGTGGTCATAGCAGTCGTTGATGTTCTCCGCTTCGATAACTCTGTTGAATGGTTCTCCATTCCATTCACCTGTGACTCGGAAGTGCATTTATCATCTCCATAAAACAAAACTCGCCGTAGCGAGTTCAGATAAAAGAAATCCCCGCGAGTGCGAGGATAGTTACTTGTTCATATTATTAATCGTCAATGTATTTTGAGCATTGTGGGCAATCATCAATCCCACAATACGATTCATATGCATCCTTTATTGCGTCGCGGGCTTCAGTAAGAGTATTGAATAAGTTGCAGCTATTATCTTTTTGATATAGGTAAGTTCCTAATTTATAAGCAGAAGAAGCATCATTTCCGCTGTCTAAAATTACATCGTTATGGATTCTGCACCTTGCAAGAACTCCTGATCCCATAAGGGTCTGCATAGCCCATTGCTCTTGATCTTCACACAAATCATGAATGCTCATTTCAACACCTCTCTTCACGTTTCACACACGTTAAGATTAACAGTGTTTTTACATGTTTTGGAAGATTTATTTTATAAAAACTCTTTTAATACAAATAGATATAATAGTTCACTATTATAGCTCCTTTAATCGAGGCGGTTCAGGTAGAGGCATCCAGTGGGTTACCTCTTTGAGATACAGGTCTTCGCCATCACCGTCATCCCAAGTGGGATTGCCATCATTAAACCAGTCGCCATATACGCCGACCTGAGTGTTGGGGATGTTTGGTGGGTAGTTGTTTTTAAAGTCAGCTGCTAACACATAGCATTGTCGCTCTCCCATTTCTGGCATTCGCTCACTACAGCTTATCCAACCATCCGGAGTTACCGGAGAGTTGCCCGACAGCTCGTTCAACTTGTAAGTCTGGCTTACAGGCTCGACTTCCAGTGATGCCAGCGCAATTCGTGCCAGTTCTAGTTCTCGTGCAACCATCTCAATAACAACTTTGCAGTCCGCACCTTCTTTGCTAACACGTCCTTTCAAGTCTTCCAGATAACTAACGCTTTCGCGTGCATGGGAGATTAACTGTTCTTTGGTAAATGTTGTCATTGATAGCCTCTACTTATATTTTGGGGTTCGATCACACATAAGGAATCCAGTCACGTATGAGTAAGCACAATCCCACTTATCCCCCTTGCTGATAGCAACTCCTTCACTTAATCCACGGTTATAGCCAGCACTCTCACCGACTCAAATGCCGCCAAAACCAAAAACAAATGCGATAACAATGGTGTAAAGTTGTCTCATGCCTTCTCCTGCTGGCTAATAACTTCGTGTTCTCTACTGCTTTCCAACACTGATACAGCCTGGAAAGCCTCTTTAAGCACCCAGTCAACAGCGTCTTTCCATGCTCCTGTTTCGACTGGCGGATTTTCACGCTTAACCTGTTCATAGAAGCTCACTGCTTTAACCAGTCCTTCCGGCACTACTGGCGATGGCTGTTTAGCTTCTAAATCAGCAATTCTGTCAACAACGGCATCAACGGCATCAGAAAAGCCGAACCAGTTACTCCACTCCGGCCTATCCCCGGTTGCTGCAAAGTACATATCAGCTAAAGCAGACTCAGCATGGTCACGCTCATTAATGAGTTGCTCTTCGCTTTTCTCCAGCTCTGCAATGCGTTTGCTTTGAGCTTCCAGTTCATCAAGAAGCGCAAGCACGGTAGCCGGATTAGCCTTGGCAACAAAATCCCGGACTGGCTTACAATCAATCTCCGCAATGGGTTGATACAATGTGTAGCCATGCTGTCTTGTATAACTACCGTGACGAATAACGAAAAAATCACCATTTATTTTTTTAGCCTGCCACTTATCTTCACCTGCTTTCTCTGCCGCCTCACGCAGTACCTGATAGTCAATCTTGCTCACTGGTTGCCTCCGTTTCCCACGTTTTCAGACTTTCACCACAGAACGGGCAAAATAAAACCCGAATCGGCGATTTAGAAAACTCGCCTGACCGAAGCATGATCAGATCTTGTGAATGAATTAATTCATGGTTATAGATTTTGTATTTCAGCAGACCTTTTCGCGTCGTGTATTCAGCGTCATGCTCCAAGGATTGCGTCAACGCCGAGCACGGTTCTATCTTATTGCCATTAATTTGGCATTTTGACTCACTCACTGGTTGCCTCCTTTACGCCACATCGCATTCAGATATTTGTTTTGATTTACTGATGGAAAAGAATTTCTCTTAAGTAATTCCTCTCTCGATGGCATTGGCTTTACGCGTTGGCGAATAATCATTTCTGCCAGAAGAATGCCGGGATTGTATGCAAGTCCTCTCATGGTAAATTCCACTTTGTTAATTTATTCGTATTCCTGTTCTCTCTTCATCGAGTTTTTTTAGCTTGTATCGCATAGCCCTTACTGAATAAATTGAGCGGCAGGTTGCAATTGCTATTTCTTCTGCGGAGAACTTACCGAAAAGTGATACTTCGGCTCTTGTCCATCGTCTTCCACGAAGTCGGCTAACAATGTCAGCGCCAATCCTTGTTGCTTTCGCCATAACTGCTTTTTCAGTCCTTTCCAGTTTTTCAGCGATAACTTCAACTGGCATTGTCGCCGCTACTTCGCGCAAGAAATCGACTTCCCATTTCTCCCATGGAGTCTTTTTCATAGGCAATACCGTTATTTGATAAGAAGTGAAGGTTTCCCAACTTTGAGTTGAGCGCCGGGGATATTTATTCCTGCTTTTAGTTGGTGTTTGATTGCCAGTTTGTCGGCTTTAATTGTCGTTTCAAACTCAACGTATTCAGGAGGAAGGGCGCTTGAGTCGATTATTTCTACAATTTCTGACGGTTTGCGGATTGTTACCTGGTGAATACCTGCTCGAATATTTTTCTTGCCAACCATTTCAAGCGATGACGCTATATATGATTTGATGCTGTCAATCTTATTTTGAATTACTGCGGCTCGCTCATTCAGTGACTTTGCCTCTTCCTTGAGGCGTTCGGCATAACCAGATTCATTTTTAATGACGGAAAGAAGTTGTTCTATTTTATCGGTAAATTCTCCTTCCATGCCTTCTATTGTGTCAGCAATCATCTCTGGTTCTAAATCTGAATCCATCAATTTTGCGTATTCATTGGCAATTTCATACAGTTTGCTCACTGGCAACCTCCAGTTTAGCTTTGCATTCTGCGTAAATGGCTTGTACGTTCTGCTGCAATTTCATTCCAGATGTCAGGCGATATGCTTCTGCAAAATATCGCTTCAAATCATCCATGTTTTCTGCCTGAGCCATTTCATCACAAAGAAGTTGTGCTTTATCCATTATTTCCTTCTGGCGTTTCCGTTCATCTTCGCGTATATCTTCCTCTGATTTGTGCGGCATAACTGGTTCCTGATGCATACCTTCATCCTCGTTAAGCAGGTGAATGGCATTATCCAGTCGCTGGGCTTTAGGCCAGTATTTGCTGGCGCGTTTAACTATTGTTTTACGCGCCATCTCTTCCCAGAATGTCTTCCACGGTCCATTCTTTGCCTTGCTCGTTGCTTCCACAGCTTTAATTTCTGCCAGACTCATTTCTTCAGTCAGGTAGTCACCATCTGCTGTTTTAACCGTGCAATAACCACCAACAATAGAGCCTCGCTCACCAAATGCGTTGTATTTGTGGGTTGGTGCTGAATCAAGGCCGTTTGATTCATAGGTGTCGTTTGAGTACACCAGTTTGCATTGCCCCCACTTAATTGAGCCTGTCGATTGCGCAAGATGAAGTAATCCCATATAGCTGATATCAAGGCAAACCATGCCGTCGCGCGGAACCAGATAAGCCAGTTTGCTGGCCGGGTTTAAGGTGATGCCGATCGCCGCAACATTGATGATGGCGTTCTGTGCGCTGGTTGGATTTGCCAGTGCCGTTTTAGCAAGGTAATCGTTTTTCTGGAAATACTGAATTGCAAACTGGCTTTCCTTAGCCCATGTAACCGTCTGTTCAGTCAATGCTCCGCAGAATAACTGCTCCTGCTGTTTAACGAATTCAACGATATTGCTCATGCAGCTTCTCCAAAAATGTGTCTGCGTTTGAATATTGCGAAGGCATATTCAGCCTTAACTCTTTCGGTTATTGCATCCCAGAACCATTCAGCGGCTTTTTCCTGATAGTTACAGTCATCATCTTCCAGCCAGTCGATAGCGTCCTTAGTGTGTTCATCTGGTTTATATGAGCGAAGCATTTCGCTTATTGGGTCGCAACGTTTGCAGAGGCGATCAACTTCACTGTTGATTCGCTCGTAATCTTCATCAGTAAAACTTGCGATTATTTGCGATATTTCACGCTTATCATTCAGAGTCAGAATCATCATCTTTCTCCTGTTCTTTGTGCTGATTGAGCATTTTGTTCATCTGACGAATGAATTCTTCGTCTGACCAGTTATCTGTAAAACTCATGGGCGGCCTTGTTGTTTCAAAATATCCCAAAGCTTTTCGAGCAAACTTTTCATTCTTGGTTGTTTAAAGTCTGCTCCGGTTAAAATATTTTTTCGTGAATGCTGTACCGATAAAATCGGGTTGAAAGGGCGAACCGATGCCGCCCCTGCAATAGCGAACTGTTGCATAGGATGCTCCTTCTGTTTGATTGCATAACGAAAACGCCTCGAGTGAAGCGTTATTGGTATGCATATAAAAAGGCCCTCACACTGGAGGGCAAAGAAGATTTCCAATAATCAGAACAAGTCGGCTCCTGTTTGGTTACGAGCGACATTGCTCCGTGTATTCACTCGTTGGAATGAATACACAGTGCAGTGTTTATTCTGTTGTTTATGCCAAAAATAAAGGCCACTATCAGGCAGCTTTGTTGTTCTGTTTACCAAGTTCTCTGGCAATCATTGCCGTCGTTCGTATTGCCCATTTATCGACATATTTCCCATCTTCCATTACAGGAAACATTTCTTCAGGCTTAACCATGCATTCCGATTGCAGCTTGCATCCATTGCATCGCTTGAATTGTCCACACCATTGATTTTTATCAATAGTCGTAGTCATACGGATAGTCCTGGTATTGTTCCATCACATCCTGAGGATGCTCTTCGAACTCTTCAAATTCTTCTTCCATATATCACCTCAAATAAGTGGTTTGCTGCCTAATTTCATTTTCTGGCGACCAACACAAGTCACACCCATTTCACTGCATGGCTTGCTGTACCATGTGCGCTGATTCTTGCGTTCAATACGTTGCAGGTTGCTTTCAATCTGTTCGTGGTATTCAGCCAGCACCGTAAGGTCTATCGGATTAAGTGCGCTGTCTACTCGTGATTTCGGTTTGCGATTCAGCGAGAGAATAGGGCGGTTAACTGGTTTTGCGCTTACCCCAACCAACAGGGGATTTGCTGCTTTCCATTGAGCCTGTTTCTCTGCGCGACGTTCGCGGCGGCGTGTTTGTGCATCCATCTGGATTCTCCTGTCAGTTAGCTTTGGTGATTGGATGGCCGGCGCTGAACCCCGGCTTACTGGTTAGAGCGCCCGCACTACCAGTGACGCTGTCTTGAGGCGCAGATTGGTTACTGCTTGCCATGAGCGCTGTTTATACATTGGTCGAGCATCAGCCTGCTCATTCATCCAATCCCAAAGCCTTCTGCTTTGAATGCTGCCCTTCTTCAGGGCTTAATTTTTAAGAGCCTCACCTTCATGGTGGTTAGTACGTCCTGCTGATGGCTAAATAGTACGATTTGTACTTTATTGAGTCAATACAAAATGTTCTAAATATAATTAGTTTTTTATAACGCTTTGTATTTAATGGGTTTATATTTTGGAAAAAGAAAACCCGACGCTAAGGTCGGGTTATTGTTGTGTGTTTTAGAGTTGTGAGGCTGTTAACTAAATGTCTCTTCAGGCCACTGGCTGGCGATAACTTTCCCTACTACGGAACAGCTATCATTGCATGGAATCATTGGATATTGCGGGTTTAGTGGCTGTAGGAACACCTGACCGCTATCCCTGATCAGTTTCTTGAAGGTAAACTCGTCACCACCAAGTCTGGCTATGCAGAAATCACCTGGCTCAACAGCCTGCTCAGGGTCAACGAGAATTAACATCCCGTCAGGAAAGCTTGGCTTGGATCCTGTTGGAGCGGTCATGGAATTACCTTCAACTTCAAGCCAGAACGCACAATCACTGGCTTTTTTGGTTGTGCTTACCCATCTCTCCGCATCACCTTTGGTAAAGGTTCTAAGCTCAGGCGAGAACATCCCGGCCTGAACATGAGAAAAAACAGGGTACTCATATTGTTTTTTAACGGGGGCAGATGAGTATTCGCCAACAGGTGAAAATGTACCGTCGTGGTTGAATGAGACGTTATCAATACCAAGGTATTTAAACACCACACCAATCTCGTCAAGAGATGGATGACGAGATCCGCGCAACCAGTGACCAATTCCACCCTGCGTCATACCAAGCTCTTCAGCTAACTTCTCTTGAGTTATGCCGAGCTCTTTCATTCTGGATCTAGCCAGTTCATACCATTTCATTTTCATACCCTTATTATTACGCTCTGTACTAAAACCATCCATGCACAAGATGTATTTTTTGTTTGCATTCTAAAAGTACATATCGTATTATTGTTTCATGGTTACTATGGAGGGCATATGAGCAACCTACGAAAATATCGAGAGTCACTGAATATCTCTCAAACAACACTTGCTAAGGCAGTTGGATGCACACAGGGAGCTATCGGACATTGGGAATCTGGTCGTCGCTTCCCAGACCTTAAAACATGCCGTGCTCTTGTTGAGTGCCTAAACAAGTTAGGCGCAAAAGTCAGTCTTGATGACGTGTTCCCGCCGGAACACAAAGCCGCTTAAGACATTCCCGCTCTTACACATCCCAGCCCTGAAAAAGGGCATCAAATTAAACCACACCTATGGTGTATGCATTTATTTGCATACATTCAATCAATTGTTATCTAAGGAAATACTTACATATGGTTCGTGCAAACAAACGCAACGAGGCTCTACGAATCGAGAGTGCGTTGCTTAACAAAATCGCAATGCTTGGAACTGAGAAGACAGCGGAAGCTGTGGGCGTTGATAAGTCGCAGATCAGCAGGTGGAAGAGGGACTGGATTCCAAAGTTCTCAATGCTGCTTGCTGTTCTTGAATGGGGTGTCGTTGACGACGACATGGCTCGATTGGCACGACAAGTTGCTTCGATTCTCACCAATAAAAAACGCCCGGCGGCAACCGAGCGTTCTGAACAAATCCAGATGGAATTCTGAGGTCATTACTGGATCTATCAACAGGAGTCATTATGACAAATACAGCAAAAATACTCAACTTCGGCAGAGGTAACTTTGCCGGACAGGAGCGTAATGTGGCAGATCTCGATGATGGTTACGCCAGACTATCAAATATGCTGCTTGAGGCTTATTCAGGCGCAGATCTGACCAAGCGACAGTTTAAAGTGCTGCTTGCCATTCTGCGTAAAACCTATGGGTGGAATAAACCAATGGACAGAATCACCGATTCTCAACTTAGCGAGATTACAAAGTTACCTGTCAAACGGTGCAATGAAGCCAAGTTAGAACTCGTCAGAATGAATATTATCAAGCAGCAAGGCGGCATGTTTGGACCAAACAAAAACATCTCAGAATGGTGCATCCCTCAAAACGAGGGAAAACCCCCTAAAACGAGGGATAAAACATCCCTCAAATTGGGGGATTGCTATCCCTCAAAACAGGGTAAGCGTCAACGGAGCACCGTATTGACGCTTATTTATTGGTGA